ATTACATTATGACAAATACAGAAAGAGAAAAGTTTTTAATAGGCAAAGTCTTAATAAACCCTGAACTTTTTATCAAAGACGAAGACAGACTTATGAAAATTAAGTTAAACGAACCTAACTATAGTTTTCTTTGGGAAGCTGTAAAGAAAGTTCACAAGTCTGGAACTAAGATAGACATGGTTACTATAGGTAAAGAAATAGGCATGGACAAAAACTCTCTTAGTGTTTTGTTTGACTGTGAAGCTTATGGTTACACAAGTTTTGATTTTAATTCCTTGATAGAAGACCTATCATATAGAAGTAAATATCAAACTATGGGTAATCTTTTATTGAACATAAATAATTTAATGCAAAAAAACGAACCATTAGAAACAATATCTAATGAGTTAAAGAAAGGCATAGAAATTATACAGACTGATGAGTCAGCTAATGACGAAAACATCGGAGGTCAATTAAAAGATTATTACACAACCTTAACAACACGTATGTCTACAGACGGGATAACTGGCGTAACAACTGGTTATTCCTGTCTTGACAATTTCACTAATGGTTTACAGCCAACAGACTTAACAATAATAGGTGCTGCTTCATCTATGGGTAAGACGAGCTTTGCTCTTAACGTAGCGTATAACGCTGTACGTGCTAAACATCCAGTTGCAGTATTTAGTTATGAAATGTCTGCTCCACAATTATTACAAAGAATTATAAGTATAGAGTCAGGAATATCTTTAAGAGAATTAAATCAAGGCGCAATAGATAAAGAGCAGTTGCAATTAATCAACAAAGCTATAGGCGTTATTGAAGAATTACCATTAAAGATTGATGACTGTAAAAGAACATCATTAAGTTATTTAACCGCAAAAATTAGAAAATATGCTATTAATGACAATGTGCAGGTGGTATTTATCGACTACCTCCAACTCGTTTCCGTCCAAGGAAAAAAGAACGGAACAAGAGAACAAGAAGTTTCAATGGTTGCGAGAACGCTCAAAAACCTTGCAAAAGAACTTAATATCTCTGTTATAGCTTTATCGCAATTAAACAGAGGTGTCTCGTTTAGAGGCAATCCAAAACCTACAATGTCAGACTTGAGAGAATCAGGCGAAATCGAACAAGCAGCGGATATAGTTTGTCTACTATTTAGACCAGAATACTACAACATCCCATCACTTGAAGACGGAACTGACGCTGCTGGACTTGCGCAAATTATATTTGCAAAAGGTCGTAACATAGGTGTTGGAGAAATTAACATGAGTTTTGACTCAAGTAGAACTAAATTTACATCATTAATTTAAAATTATGAACGAAATTAACATTATCGGAGGAGCAGTCTTGGGTGTATTAGCCCTGGCTGTTACCGCTATTTTGGCAGTAAACTTACTACCATTTATAGCATTATTTATTATAGGTTTTTCTGTAATTAAATTAAAAAAATTCTTTAATAAATAAAACTTATTTATTATTTTAGCAAAGTATTTAAAAATAATTTATGTCAAATTATGAAAAAATAATAGCTAAAGTATCTCAACGAACTGGCTTTAGTAAATCAACTGTCCGTTCTATTTTACACAGAATCTTTAAGGAAATAGGATTTATACTTATTACAAGTAAATCACCAATCTTAATAAGAAGATTTATTAAAATAGTTATGGCTGCTGTTGTTCTAAAAAAGTTAGACAGAGATATTAAAAGTTATGAAACAAGAAACAAATAAAACTAAATTAAAATTATGGATTTTAAAAAACTAAATCAACCAGTAGAATTAAGTCAAATAGACTTTAGAGTACAATCAATTAATAAAGGAGGTTATGCGACCATCTTAGCGTATAAAGACGCAAGGTACGATATGAATGTCCTAGACAAGGTAGTAGGCCCTGAGAATTGGTCTAAGCGCTACGAAGTAATAGACGGCAGACTTTATTGTTCTGTTGGTATTTACAACTCAGAAACAAAAGAATGGGTTTGGAAACAAGACGTAGGTACTGAGTCTAACACAGAAGCAGAAAAAGGTCAAGCTTCAGACGCATTTAAACGTGCTTGCTTTAATTGGGGAATAGGTCGTGAGTTATACGACTTTCCGTTAATACAAGCTAAACTTGACTCAAGTGAGTTTCAAGAAGTAGGCGGTAGACCTAAAGCTACTTGGGGATTAAAACTCAAAGAGTGGACTTGGGGAGACAAAAGAGATGAAAACGGACAGCTTATTCAGTTGGCTGCTAAAGACCAAAATGGTAAAGTGAGATTTAACTGGAAAAAAAACTAATTAATAAATTATTAAAACATTAAAATTATGACAATGGAAGCATTCAACTTAGCAAATTTCAAAGGAGGACAAACTAACCCTAAAGGTTCTGATGGTAAATACCCAGAAAGAGCTACTCCAGGAGGATACTTATGTACCGTAACAGGACTTAAAAACTCTTCTGATATAGAAGGTTACACAAGTTCACCTTTTATTGAGTTCTATCTTTTAACAGAAGATGGTAAACAAGCAAGTGCAAGATTTTGGGTTGTAAAACAAACCGACAAAGACAGCACTAAAGAATGGAAAAAGAAACAACTAAAAGATTTCTTAATGAACTGTGGTGTTACTGAATTTAACTCAGACGCAGAGGCTTGTAAGTCTGCTCTAAACAGACGTGTACAGGTTGCTCTTGTTTCTGAAGAATACGTAGGTAAAGATAAAGAAACTGGAACTTTGGTTAAAAGAACCGCTGTAAAATACCTATGGTCTTCTAAGGTAGGTAAAAAGCTTACTTATGATTCCAAGTACAACAAAGTTCTGTCTGCTGATGACCAGCAATTATTAGACGGAATGGACGCGCTAAAAAGTAAGTTTGATACTGAGCCTATCGCAACTTCATCAGCAGAAGATACAGACTTACCATTTTAATTAACCAATAACATCTGTTATGAACGAGATATTTATAGGGGGTAACGTACCTTCAAGTAAAAACGGAAAGAGATGGACTGGCAAAATGTTAATCCACTCTAAAACTGTAATGACTTATATAAGCGCTACAAAAGCTGACTACTTGTCGAACAAGGAGAAGTTTAAAGCTATGCTTGTAGGTAAGGAAGCTCCCTATAAAATATCTTTTGAATTTATAAGGGGTTCAAGACATAGGTTTGATTACATAAATCCTTGTCAGACTGTACAAGACTTAATGGTTAAGTATGGCTGGATAGAGGATGATAACTGTGAGTTTATGATACCTTCCTTTGAACCGTATACTTATGATAAAGAAAAAGCAGGTGTGATAATCAGAGTATTATGAAAGAATTAGATAATGCAAAAGAATTTATAAAACACTACCTAAATTACAATCACGTTAATTATGATGATTTTATGGGTAAATGTAGAGAAAGACAGTTAGTCTATCATAGAACAATAGTTAGCGTAGTTTTAGTTAAAATGTTTGACTTAGGACTCGTTGATTGTGGTAAACTTATAAATCGTGACCACTCTTCAATAATACATCATTGTAAAAAGTTTGATGATTTGCGTGACATATATAAAGAGTATGATAGCTCATACACTCAAGCCGTAGGTCTTGCTAATATATATATACAGGACGAAGTTACAAATGATTTTGTTTCATCTATCCTTACGAGTAATAGTAAGCTTAGAGAAAAGATTTTAAACAAGGGTAGAATTATAGAAAACTTACAGGCGGAAAACGTAGGCCTTAAACTACAAGTAAAACAATTAAAAAAAGAATTAGATTATGTTTAATAAGAAAAAAGAAAAAGCTTTTTTAGATGCTTTAGCAAATCAAGAATACACTATAATGGTTGTAGAACACGTCTTAGAGCAAATGAAAGATGTTTGTGTTACTCCTGAGCATTACGATGACCTTATTGGAAATGTAACTAAGTTGTATAATGACATACATGAAACTGCAAAGTATTTACCTAACTATGAATTGTATAAAAAAGAGTTTAGAAAACAAGACTTAAAGCCAGAAGAAGATGAACAGAAATAGTTATAAAAACGAATGGACTCCTATTCAGGATTTAGATATAAGAAAAAAAGCTGAATTAGCCTCTATTTTACACTTTAAAGAAGGTTACAGTGTAAAAGAAATAGCTGATAGATTTAATCTTTCTGAAAGTAGAATAAGAGAGTACTTCAAACAAAATCAAGAAACAAAAGAAGATAATATATTTTAAACTATGATAAATCAAGATAATTATTACGAAGATAAAGAACATATCACAAACTCAATGTTGGGATGGTTAAATGAAAGTCCTGCTTACTTTAAGTCTCAAATAGAATCACAATCCACTTCTACAGAAGCAATGGTGTTTGGCTCTGCTTTTCACTGTAAAGTCTTAGAACCAGAAAAGTTTGATGACTTATATTATATTATTCCAAAAATTGACAAAAGGACTAAAGCTGGTAAAGAGGCTTTTGCTGTACATTTGCTCAATGCTGGAAATAAAATAATACTTACAACAGAACAATACTCTAAAATTCTAGGGATGGAAGAGGCTGTCAATAACAACGAAACAATGAAAGAGTTATTTTCTTGTAATAAAGCTGTTACCGAGTCTGTAAACGTGTGGACAGAAAGTATTAGGGACGACAATGATGAAACTCATATAATTAAATGTAAGAGTTTAATAGACTTAAGAAGAGACACTGATGATTTAGTGGTAGACCTAAAAACTACTACTTCAGTTAAAGCCTTTACGTCTAGTATTAAAAAGTTTGGATACGATAGGCAGGCTGCATATTACCTAAGAGGACTTATAGCTAATAAACTTGTAAGTCCAAACGCAAGGTTTGTGTTTGCTGTTGTAGAAAAACAATCTCCTTTTGAGATAGCTATGTTTGAGCTAGACGCTTCTGTTATGGAGGTTGCTAACGAAAAAATAGACCATTTACTTGGAATATATCAAAAGTGCTTGTCTGAAGATTACTACCCAAAACGTTACGAAAGGTTTGATGGTAAATTAAACTTAGTAACATTAACCGCTGAAGATTTATATTAATATATTAAATAAGAAAAATGAAATTAAATTTTAAAATGACTATTAAAGCATTAGGAATAACACAAAAAGAATTTGGAAAAATTATTGATGTTGCTGGTACAACAATAACTAAATACATAGATAATCCAAAAGAATTAAGAGTTAAACATATAGAGCTTTTATCTAAAAATTCTAAGTTTATAGAAGCTGGACTTCAGTTTGAAGACTTAATTTACTTAACATTAAAAACTAAATAATTATGAAAAATACAGTTGTATTTGAAGGAGGTGTAGATGGTATAAGAACTATGGCAGACTCCTCGTTAAAAGTAGTGCTTGGAACTCCAGAGTTGTCAGCAGAAACAATGACTAGACTTTTTTCTCTTTTGAAAAAACCAGGATACGTGGTAATCTCTACTTCACCTGTTCAGAAAGAAATGGTAGACTTAGTGGAGACAGCAGGTCAAGAAGCTGAGTTTGAAACTAAGACTCCAAGTCAAAGAATGCGAAATGTAATATATAGACTTTGGGAAAAAGAACAACCAACTGAAGTAGGCCCTGACGGCAGCACTCAGTACTTAGAGTTTGATTTATACTACAGACGTAAGATGAGTAACATTATAGAACATTTAAAAACAAAATTAGATTAATGCAGAAAAAAGGAAGTTTAGACAGGATAAGAGCAAAGTACCCTGGTTACTATCAGAAAAAATCACCAAACTGGAAGAAAAAAAAGGAGGTAAGAGATTTAGCTGTTAAAGAAAAATTGCACCAAATTGGTACACAAACTATTGGTGAAAGTATTGTCGTTTATTCTAATACAATAGATAGTATAGATAAAAACATTAATAAATTATTTAAACTTTTATAACTATGGAAGATAAAATGACAAAAGAGCATCAAATAGACTTAACACTTGCATTTGCTACTTTTAGGTGTTTTAATGAACAATTATACCTACTTAAAGGTAGTCATTCAAAAGTAGTAAAGCTAAAGTTTAATAGACTTATAAAGCTTGCTAGACAGTATGAAGATGAAATGATGAAAAACATGGGTGATTCTACTGAAGACTTAGACAGCGTGTTAGACGTAATGATGGATATTATTAATGATGTTAAATTAGAACTACAAAAAAACATAAAAGAAGAAGACAATGCAAAATAAGCACACAGGAGATACAAGGTATAAAATTAAAAAAACCATGGTAGATGTTATGACTTTATTGTTAAAGAAAAATAAACAATATGGGGACTCAGCTACAAATCCAGCTAAAATTTTTAGTAAATTGGGAGCTGTAGAATCTATCTGTTGTCGAATAGATGATAAGATGATGAGAATTAAAAACAAAGGAATTAACGAAAATACTTTAGATACTATAGATGATTTAATAGGATATTTAGTACTTTTAAAAATAGCAATACAAGATGAAAAAAATGAACAGTAAAACTAGTGACCTTTTAAAAAAGGCACACATTTTAATTAACAACGCAACTGGAATTGACGTTCCTAAAGGTAAATTAGATGAAGCTAAACGTGAAGCAAAAAAGATTTATAAGTTAATTAAAGAACACGACTTAGCAATTTATAATATATTAAAAGAAGATTTAAATGGGTAAGTTCATTTGTAAAAAGTGTAACAAATCTAAGTCTGTATCTAATTACACTGTTAAGGTTATAGACGATAAAGTTGTTGTTCCAGAGGCTGTTTGTTGTGATAGTTATATGACACAAAAAAGAGAAAAGGGAGCAGGATTTGGCTCTATTAGAAAAGGGCCAGACGGCTCTGTTATGAGAAAACCTAGACCTTGGGAATAATAATTAATAATATGCCAATAGTAAAAGTTAAACTAGAATTTGAATACTATGTTAGTAGTGAAGTCACTCTTGAAGATGATGAAACTTTGCATTATGGTGTTTCAGAAATGTATAACATTTGCTATGATTGGATAAAAGAAGATAAACCACCAGTACTCAATTTTGATATAGAAGAAGATGTTGACGTAATGGGTATGTATTTTGATGGAGAATGGCACGCATGAGTAAAATAAAAAATATAATTAAGTATAAAGACCCTAAAGACCCTAAAAGTAGATATGTAGACCTACCAAAGGTTATTACGGAAGACTACGGATTTCAAATGATGTTTGGTTTTAAATATCCCACAACTTCGTATAATGAAAACACTGGAGTAAAATCAAAACCTTTTCATGGAAAATTCCAAGACGATTATTTTAAAAGCGGCAGCTAGGTATTATAATTTTTTAAAGAAACAAAACAATGACAAGAAAAGACAAGTTACAGAAACTAAGAAGGTATTACGTTGCGATGATAAAAAAGATTGACTCTTTATTAATTGCAGAATATAATAAACCTCCATATAAATATGAAAGAAAATAAAGGTAAGCCTTCTCCAAAAGGAGCTATAAGGTTTGCTATCACACTGTCTGACGAGCAAAAAATTGCTAAGTCTGAAATTTTAAAACACCCATTTAGTTTTGTCATTGGTAAAGCTGGCTCAGGTAAAACTTTGTTAGCTGTACAGACTGCTCTTGATATGTTCTTTAAAAGAAAGTATAATAAAATAATTATAACTCGTCCTACCGTCTCTACTGAAGATAATGGATTCTTACCAGGCTCTGAAAAAGAAAAGATGGAACCTTGGTTAGTACCTATCATGTCTAATATGCGTAAGGTTTATAACAAGCCAGATAAGCTTGATAAAATGACTAACGATGAAGAAATAGAGCTAGTAAGTTTAGCTCACTTCAGAGGTAGAACTTTTGACAATGCTGTTGTAATTGTAGATGAGTTTCAAAATCTTACAAGGTCGCAGTTTCAAATGGCCTTAAGTAGACTTGGGAAAAATTCTATGATGATTTTTTGCGGCGACAAACAACAAATAGATTTAAAAGACAGGAATTATTCTGCAATACATGAGGTTTCAAAAATAACTTCCTCTAAATATGTATATAGAATTTTGCTTGAAGACAACCACAGACACGAATCTTTAACAGAAGTTTTAGAGTTGTTGTCTAAAAACTAAACCTCAACATTGTAGTTTAGCTTGGCTTGTACTCCATTGTACTTGCTCCAAATAAAAGCGGAAGCTTTCTTTATGTTTCCAACATAACCCTTCATATCATGCCATTCGTCAGTAGCAGACATTGATGATAGATTTCTTACTGTAAGTCCGTTAAGTTCTTCAACGGCCTGCATCTTATAAGACTTATTAGTGTGTAGATGTCCTCTATGAACCTCCACATACTTTACCTCACTCCATACATCTCTATATCTTTGAGACACTATACCTGGTAAGTTTATAAGTTTTGCACCATCACCGTGGTCATTAACAATAAGACATCTTCCGTACTTGTGTGCCTTCATCATGCTGTCGCTATTGTCTACAGAGACATTTTCGTTGTTTTCATAAAACATCTCTAAAGCGTCTCCTATGTGCATCATAGACTCTCTGTCGTGATTACCTGGAATTATAACAATATGAACATCAGCATACTCAACAAGCATTTCAACGCACTCTACAATTAGTTTACGTCCAGCTCTATACATTTGCATTCCTGTGTCTGTATTAGATTGTGGCGTTCCTTTTGTAGTTGCTGCTAACGGAAAGTCCCCATCTGAGTTTAAAAAGTCATTACCGACAACAAAAAGAATTTCGTCTACACAATAACCACTTGCTCTTTTTACTAAGTGTGTTAATGCGTTAATCATTCTTTCTCTAGCTATTTCAAGGCTGTACTCGTCACCTTTTATTCCAATCTTACCTAAGTGTAAGTCAAAAGCATTGATTTCTAAAAGATGCGGGTCGTCTTCTTTATAGCTATGTGGTCTAATTACCCATTTAGGCTTAGAATAAAAAAGAGGAGTTAAATCTTCTATTAGCTCCTCTCTTATTTTTTTTATATTTTGTAGTGGGTTTATTTTCTTTAACCAAGCTTTCGTCCTAAACATTGGTACTGTTATAGGTCTTTTAGCTTTATCAAAGCCTGTAACCTCATAAGTACCTATATCGTACTTATCTACCTCCCAGACATCTAAGTCTACATTACAAGCTTTTAAAAGGTCGTCTAAAGACTTAACTCGTTTGCTATCCTCACAAGTAACTATAGCTCCTTGTTTATTTTCTTCAAAAGAAGTAGTTTCTTTAGAGTTTGGTGGGTTTATTTCTTCTCTAAGTCTTCTAGCTATACCTCTTACTACTTCGTAATTAGTTTCAAATAGCTTTGCTGTTTGTGAGTACTTAGCGTTTAATAGTTCTGGATTAGATAAGAGATATTTTCTTATGTCTTCAGTATGTTTTTTTTTCTTCATTTAATAAAAAGTTTTTCGTCTTCATATCTTGGCCCATAGCCGTGTTGAGACTTTAAAACGACATTAATTGGTTTGTAAGTTTGCGATTTTTTTACTTTACCAAACTTCTTTAATGCTTTTTTTACTAACATAGGATTGTTAATAAACTGAGTGTCAGACTCTCCTTTAACAAAAACATCTCTTACGGTTATAATATAACCTTTAGAATCTTTAAAAGTCCAGTCACTTAGCCAGATGGGAATTTTATTGTTCAACTATAACGTATGTAATTTCTACTGCACCTCCTTCTGCACTAACGTTTATGTTTGTTCCAGCAGCGTCTATAGGCAAAAACAACCATTCGCCATAAGCTAGTTCTGCTACCTCGGTTGTGTTATTTAAAAGTTTAGCTTTTGCAACTCCAGTAGTGTTGTCGTTTTTTAAAAGAATTAAAGCTCTAGTTCCTATCGTGGTGATGTTAATCTGCTCTGTAACGTCTCTAGCTATAGAAATTGTACCAGTAACAACTGTATCTGAGCTAATAGCTGAAAATGTTTCTGTAACAGAAAAAGTGTTTAGCGTGTTGCTTGCACTGTCTGTTAAAGTAATATCTGCGTCTGCTTTTAAATTATAAGTTTTTGGCATGATTAAAATTCTATTAAAAAATATTTACAAGTAGCCTGTCCTAAGTCAGTGTTAAGTCTTAACTTAATGTCATCTGTAGTTCTTAATTTAACAAAAAGAAACTCCCCTTGTTCTAATGTAGCAAAAGTTACAGAGCCATAATGAACTTGTACTTGCGAATCATTTTCATCTTCAATGTTTTCTACATAAAGAAAAACGCCTGCTCCTGGAGATGCTAAATTTAAAGTAATAAGTGATACTGTAGGAATAGTTACTTCACCATATTGTACAGACTCGCTAGTAATAGTGCTTGTAAAGTTCTTTTGAAAATCAAAAAGTATTTTAGACAATCCGCTATCGGTTGCCTTAAATGATGTTGTTGAGTTAAGAGTTATAGATTTAGCCATATATGCAAATATATTAAATTAATACTTAAAGTTTTATGTCGTAATCTATATAAGTTATAGTAACTTCTTCTCCAGACTTAATAGCGTTTGCTATTTTTGGATAGATTCTTTTATAGGCATTAACACTTTTTCCAATAAAACCATCTTTAAGAATGTTATTGTTTTCTTGACTATCACCAACGATAAGACAGCCAGCAGTATGTTCATCAGTGTTTCCAGTGTGTATAAGAATATACTCAAAACCAGGAACGTCAACGATATGCAACATACCAACGTGCATACCAGAATATTTTTTAGTGTATCTTTCATGAAATCCTCCTTCGGTTCTTAATTTTATTTTATACGTGCCAGCAGGAACTCTTGTTTCACCCTTTATCTTTACATCTCTAGCTTCGTCTTCTAGCGTGTAACATAAAAAAGACTTCATGTCTAAGTTTGTTTCAAACAATAATCCAGAGGTTGAGTCTTCTCCACTACTAAATCTTAATACTTGTAAATTCATTATCTTTTTTTTCCTTTATGTAATCCGTGTTTAGCGTGCTGCTTACCTTTCTTGGTTGCTTTTCTTTTTTTAGCATTAGCTGCTGCTAGTTTTTTTCTACCTTTTTCAGTGCTTTTTAATTTAGCAATAGTTTTTGCGGGAGCATAGACTTCTCCAGTTTTACTAGACTTTTTTCCAGAAGCAGTCCTCCACTTTTGTTTAGTCCACTTTTTTAAACTTTTCTGTCTTTTAGTTAATGCCATTACTTTTTGCTTTTATATCCACCTCCAGCAGCTTTGTATTTTTTAGCAAGCATCTGAGCTTTACGTGCAGACCACTGTCCAGGCTTACCTCCTTTGCTTCCTGCTTTTATAGAATTAAAAAGTCTTTTACGCATTGTAGGCTTTGTGTAGTTTCCGCTTGCGTTTACTGTAGATTTCTTTTTAGCTGGCATATTATTTTTTTTCTTTACTAGAGCTTCCTCCAAAGAAAAAGTCTATAATAGTATTAACTTTTGCAGACATAGCTCCAAATATAGTAGATATAAAACTAATCTCAAACTCTCCTAAGTCAATAACTCCATTAACAAAGTGTTGAAACATAACAAAGCTAATACCAAAATAAGCTACTGTAAATAAAGTAGCAAGTATCTTTTGAATTATAGCATCGTCTTTATACAAGTCTCTTGCGTCCTTCCTGTCTTCCACTTCTTTATTAAAAGCTTCTTTCTCTGCGTCTAACAAGACTTTGCGTAACTGTAGTTTAGCCTCTTCTCTTTCTTTGTCAGTAGTAATTACTTTATCAAGAATACCCTCAGCGTTGTCTACTACTTTACCAAGTATCCCTCCTAATATATTATTTAGCATATTAACACTTTTTTTTCTTTCTAACTACCTTCTTTTTTTTCTTTGGAGCAGTTGTTTTTTTCTTTTTCTTTAAACTGTTCTTGTATAAAGAATTGTTGTTTGTAGGATTCATATTTATTTATTTAACTACCGCAGTTTTCGCAGTCAGGATTATCTATATTACAAGCCTTAGGCTGTTCCATTTTTTCTAAACTTTCTGTCCAGGCATTAAAAAAAGCTTCTTCTTCTTTTTTCTCCAATTCTTTTCGGATAGCTTCAGACATAATGCAAGCACAGGCAACCAAGTTTCTAGTGCAATTACAGTTGCTGTATTGTTTGTCGTTACTCATATTTCTAGTATAGTCGTAATAATATTTACTTTTTCTTTTTAACAACTTTCTTTTTTTTAGTTGTAGCTTTTTTCTTTTTAGGAGTTGTAGCCTTCATTTTACTTTTACTGTAACTTTTACTTCCGTACATACATTTACATTTTTTCATTAATAATTAACATTTCCATCGCCTACGAGCGGCTCTAATTCTTGAGTTAGGATTATTCCTAGTTTTAGCACTACTCTTTTTTAGTTGACCTAAACTTCTAGCGCAATAAGACTTTCTTCTTTTAGCAGCCTTACTCCCAGCTTTAACCTTTCCCGTTACGGCAGTCTTTAATTTACTACCAGGGTTTGCTTTTCTATATGCCTTAACTCCTTTACGAGTCATACCAGCTCCAGACTTAGTAGACCTATAATTAGCTCCCTTGCCTTTTGTGGTTTTTCTAATTGTTTTAGACTTTTTTCTTTTTTCAGCCATTATAATTTAACTATTGTTTTGTTGAAAATTAATTCATTAAACTTTATTATTAAATGATACATACCTTTTGGCAAGTCTAAAGCATTAATCTTTTTATGTCTGTTTACTAAAATTCCTTTTGCATCGTAAACATCAACATCTACAAAGTTATTAAAATTAACAGTATTTTTAGTTGGATTTGGATAGGGATTTATTCCAAGTCTGTTATAAGTCTCAACCCCCACAGGCCCAGTCCATCCATCTACGCAATATTCGTAAAGTCCATCACAACCATCGTCCCAGTTTGTATTGCAGCAATATGGGTCTACTTCGATAACCCAGCTAAAACATTCATTAGGCACATAGTATATATCACCAGAATAACACCCAGCAGAGTAATAGCAACTACTGTCTGCCATGTTAGCTTGTGGATTATAATTAATAGCAGACGGATTAATGCACCCATACAAAGGATAAATACAAGACCCATTGTCAGAGTTTGCGTTATCGTCATAATTAATTGCTGTACTGTCTGTACATCCATAATAAAAAGATATGCAATTACCATTATCTATATTTGCTTCTGAGTTATAATTAAACATTGTATTATCTGTGCATCCATAAACAACATCTATACAAGAATTGTCGTCAACATTTGCTAGTGGATTATAATTAAATGATTCAGAATTAGTGCATCCTAAAACTGGGAGCGTACAGCTACCATCGTCAGTGTTGGCTAAAGAATCGTAATTTAAAGCTTCAACAATCATACAACCTTCTATTACCGCTATACAAGTATCAGGCACGTTAGCGTTAGGGTTGTAGTTAAATGCTAATTCATTCATACAACCTTCTACAATTTCAATGCAATAACCTTCTATTTCTACGTTTGCTTCAGGATTGTAGTTTAATGCGTACTCGTCCATACATCCTAAAACTATTGGAGTTAAACAACTTTCGTCATCAAAGTCAGCTTCTTCGTTATATTCTAAATACAATGGATTAGTACATCCTTCAATGTAATAACAACTTTCATCATCCGTGTTAGCACCATCATCATAATTTAAAGCTGTATCATCAATACAACCAAATATTTTTTCTATACAACTATTGCCGCAATACGGCAT